ACTCCAGTGTTTTCTGCAATGTGAAACACCTTACCCTTTGAACCCATGCTATAACCTTCAATGGCAATTTGTTCACAACCCATAATTTTATCCATTGTCCAATCTGCTATAGATTTATATCTTTGGAAATCTTGATTCCAATCTTGAAATCTTTCACCGTAAATATTCTTTAAAAAGAATGTCGCATATTTTTTTGTATCTGTAAGAAAGTGAAAAGTACAACGATTAAATGTAAACGCTTCTTTCTCTGTCCCTGCAAAAACACAAACGCATGGACTTCTTAAACTGTAATCTATTCCGGCAATAATCATGGATATAAAATCTTTCTACATTATATATGTTATACATATTGGATGTAGAATGAGAAAAAGCACTTTGTGTCCACAAGCCACAAAATGCTTCCTCCTCCTATTTGACGGGTCTAAGGTAGCGAAGTTCCAAGTCTATCCTAGTGCAATGAATGGAGTAACGGACTCCTGCACTGCTTATCAGTCAAATACAAAAAACACCGATTCCCTTCAAGGGTTTCGGTGTTTTATTTTATATGAAATGTTATTATTTGTAATCACTGTAAGTATTTATAATTTCAAGTAACTTGAAATCAATCTTTTTCAAAAAATATTTAAGAGGAATCGTCCGACATGTAACCCGACAAGAAAACCAACGACAATAACAACGCCAGTTCCAATGCGTTCTCCAACACTACCTTCCATCCTTAACAGTTTTGTTATTCTGTTCAATCTCATTTTTTATCTCCGTTTCTATCCAATCTATATAATTTGCAATAATTGTGGCAGACCATTCGGATATTACAGTTATGCCACCATGCGTTCTAAGAGCAATATAATTACTAATAATTCCTACAACATAATCCTTATTATAAAACTTAGCAAATACTCCACCACCACTATCTCCAG